GTTGTGAAAAGTGCCGCTAACGGGTATCAACGGGCACCTACCAAGACCTGCGCAGACCTGCGGTCAGTACGGTTGAAATGCGCCTGGACATGTGATAAGGTTAAGCTGCAAAACGAAGCGGAGAGGGCAAAAGCCCGCTCCGCTTTTTACGTGAGGAGGCAGAGCATGGCAAGCACAGGACCGGACTGCGCGACCTGCTGGAAGCGCGGCAGCTGCGCCATGGCCCGGGACGGGGGCTTCTGCACGGCCTGGCAGAGCCGCGAGCCTCAGCCGCGCGGGCAGGACCGGGCGGACGCCTGGAGCCGGGGCGAGGAAGAGTGACCGAGAAGCGCTGCAAGGAGAGCGACCCCTTCTACCACACGACCGCGTGGAAGCGGCTGCGCCGGATGGCGCTGGAGCGCGACCGGGGGATGTGCTGCGAGTGCATGCACAAGTACCAGATGGGGATCATGCGGCACCCGCACCGGGCCGAGATGGTTCACCACATCATCCCGGTGCAGGAGCGGCCCGACCTGGCGCTGCGCCTGGACAATCTGGAATCGCTCTGCAGCGCGTGCCACAATGAAAAGCATCCGGAAAAGGGCGGCGGCGGGCCGAAGGAAAAGTCCAGGCCGGAGCAGCATCACCAGATGCGCATCATCAAAATCTGAAAGAAGGGCATCAGTATGAATGACAACCTGAAAGCCCAGCACATGGAGCAGATCAACGACCCCAGAGCGCGGGACATGTACGACGCGCTGTGCGCGGCCTGCGAAGACCGCGAGGGCGGGATGACCGACGCCGATCAGATGCTCGTCGCCGACGCGGCGATGGCGGAGCAGATCAAGCAGCAGCTGCTGCAGGACATCCGCGAGCGGGGGATCGGCAGCCAGCAGCACAACGGGCGGCAGAGCTACTGGCAGGACAACAAGTCCGTGCCGCAGCTTCGGGCCTACAGCGACCAGCAGCGCAAACTGCTGGCGGAGCTGAGGCTCACGCCGCAGGCGCGGAAGGCCGAGCAGCAGGGCTTCCCGGCTACGGATGACTTCGACGACTTCCCGGACGCATAACCAGCAAGCTGAGATCGACAACGCGATCGCGAGGATCATGGCCTACGCGACCGCCTCGGCAGATGAGGGCAGCCCCGTCTGCCGGAAGACCAGGATGGCCTGCCGCCGCTTCCTGGACGATCTCAAAAGGGCCGAGGACCCGGCCTGGCCGTGGCGCTTCGACGAAACAAAGGCCGCGCGGCCGATCCTCTTCATTGAGCGCTTCCTGGCGCCGACCAAGGGCGACTACAGCCGGATGGAGCTGCTGCCCTGGGAGTGTTTCGTCGAGGGGAATCTCTACGGCTGGGTGGACAAAAAGACCGGGCTGCGGCGCTTCCGCGAGGGGCTGATCCTGGTCGGCACCGGCAACGGCAAGAGCACCCTGATGGCCGGAAATGCCACTTTTGGCGCGTGCAAGGACGGCGAGCGGGGCGCGGACATCTACCTGCTGGCCAATTCCAAGGAGCAGGCGGGTATCGTCTTCAACGAGTGCCGGAGCCAGATCATGGCCTCGCGCTACCTCGCGCCGCGCTTCCGGACGCTGCGCGACGGCGTCTACTACGACGCGGAGCGGGCGACGATCCGCAACAGGAGCAGCGACAGCAAGCGCCTGGACGGCCTCAATCCTCACATGGCGATCTTCGATGAGATCCACGAGTACCGGGATTTCAAGCTGATCAACGTCTTCAAGCGGAAAGCTCCGAAGCGTCAGCAGCCGCTGATCCTCTACATCAGCACGATGGGCAGCGTGATCGACGGGCCGCTGGCGTACTACTACGACCTTTTCGCGGACGCCATCGCCGGAAAGCTCGATCCGGCGGTCGGGGACCGGATGTTCGGCTTCATCTGTGAGCTGGACGACACCGACGACATCGAAGACAGCAGCAAATGGATCAAGGCCAACCCGTCGCTTGGCCACCTGCTGCAGCTGAGCGACCTGAAGCAGATCTGGGAGCGCGACAAGCACATCCCGCAGCAGCGCGCGGACTTCATCACGAAGCAATTGAACATCATGGTCAACGCCGACGACATGGCTTTCGTGCAGCCGGAAGTGCTGAAGCGCAACAGGGACACGATCGACGAGAGCGAGCTGCTGGGCCGGCGGTGCTACGGGGGCTTCGACCTCTCCGACCGCGAGGACTTCACGGCCGCGGCGCTCGAGTTTCCGCTCGACGACGGGCGGATCTTCGTCAAGCTGCACAGCTGGGTGCCGCGGGCGAAAGTCGAGGCCGACATGGAGAAGATCGACTACTACGGGCTCGCGATGCGCGGCCTGCTGACGATCTGCGACGGCGACTACGTCGACCAGGAAAAGGTCTTTCAGTGGTTTTTGGCGCAGCGCGAGAAGTACGAGATCGTGCGGATCGGGTACGACCCGGCGAAGGCATGGAAGCTCCGGCAGATGCTGGAGGCGAAAGGCTTCGACTGTGAGGTCGTCCGGCAGGGGCCGCTGACGCTGAGCGACCCGATGCAGGATCTGCGCGAGCTGCTGAGCGCCGGCCGGGTCGTGAGCAATCGCGACCCGATGCTGGAGTGGTACACCGACAACGTGCGGATCAGCAGCGAAAGACGCCACACCGACAAGGGCAACATGATGCCCAGCCGCCGCAACAAGTACCGCAAGATCGACGGCTTCGCGGCCTGGCTGGACGCCCACGTCGTCGACATGGAGGCTAATCCGGCGGGCGTCGTGCACGTCGCCCCGAAGGTCTACACACTGCCTGAGCTGAGCAGGCTCGGACGAAGGAGAGAGAGGATCGCAAGATGAAGCTGCCATTTCGCAAGAAGCGGGCCGAGGCCTCCGGCGCGGCCCCGCGGGAGCCGACCGCGGCCAGCAGGGCGCCGGCGCTGCGGCAGGTGCACCACCTGCGGGCGGACGCGACGCTGCGCGGCAGCGAGCTGATCTACGCCGCGGTGAGCCGCATCAGCTCGACGATGGCCAGCCTGCCGATGCACCTGTACAAGGGCTGGGAGATCCAGAGCGCGCACCCGCTGGAGCAGCTGGTCTGCCGGCAGCCCAACGCGAATTTTACGCGGTTTTCCTTCGTGCAGACGATGGAAGCCCTGCGCAACACGGAGGGCAACGCCTACGCCTTGATTGTGCCGGACAACCTGGGCGCGGCGCGGCGGCTGGACATCCTGGATCCGACGTACGTGACGCCCGCCCTGCATCCGGAGACCGGAGAGATCTGGTACTACGTGACGCTGGACGGCGAGCGGCGGCCGATCCCCGGCAGCAGCATGATCGCGCTGAAGCACATGAGCGGCAACGGGCTGAAGGGCATCCGGCCGATCGACGTGCTGCGCGGCAGCCTGGATTTTGACCGGCAGACGAAAGAGCTCAGCCTGGATCAGCTGGACGGTGTCAATCATGGCATTATGTTGACCGTGCCGAACACCGGCCTGGGCCCGGAGGAGCGCGCCCGCGTGGTGCAGGATTTCTTCGAGGCGTATGAGCAGAGCGACCGGAAGGTCGTCGTCCTGGAGGGCGGGCTGCAGGCCACAACCTTCAAACAGGACGCGGTCGACAGCCAGCTGCTGGACGTCGAGAAGATCACCCGCGGACGGGTGGCGACGGTCTACATGATCCCGCCGCACATGCTGGGCGACTACTCGAGCGCGAAGCCGAGCACGATGGAGCAGCAGATGATGGAGTATCTGACGCTGACCATCATGCCGATCGTCGCGCAGTGGGAGGCCGAGCTGAACCGCAAGCTGCTGACGCCCGCCGACCTGAAGGCCGGCTACACCTTCCGCTTCGACATGGACGAAGTCGCGCGCGCCGACCTGGTGAGCCGCGCCAATGCGGAGCAGATCGCGATCCGAGGGGGCTTCAAGCGCCCGAACGAGGTCAGGGCCTCGGAGGGCCTCCCGCCGGATCCGTACGGCGACAGGCTGATGACCAGCCGCGACCTCATCCCGCTGGAGATCGCCGTGGAGCATCCGGAAATGCTCCTCGGCGCAGCGGGGGCTTCATCCTCCGGAGAAGGGAGGGATGAAGCATGAGCATCGACATCTACCGGCGCGCGGACGGCAGCGGCGAGCTGCAGCTGGACGGCGTGCTGGAGACCGAGGAAAGCTGGTGGATGAGCGACGGCACCGTCGTGGCCCGTGAGTTCCGCCGGGCGCTGAAGGCGTGCAAGGACGTGACGGTCTACATCAACTCGCCGGGCGGGGACGTGATGGCCGGCGCGGAGATCTACACCGCGCTGCGGGAGCACAGCCAGAGCGGCCGCGGCCACGTGACCGTGAAGATCTCCGGCATCGCGGCCAGCGCGGCCAGCGTCGTCGCCATGGCGGGCGACACCATCCTGATGAGCCCGGTCGCGTACATGATGATCCACAACCCGTGGTCCATCGCGCAGGGCGACGCGCGGACGATGCGCCAGACGGCCGACGTGCTGGACACCGTGGCCGAGGGCCTGATCGCCGCGTATCAGCTGCGCACCGGCAAGAGCCGCGACGAGATCACGGCCATGCTGGACGCGGAGACCTACATGAGCGCGCAGGAGTGCGTGGATGAGGGCTTCGCGGACGGGATCCTCTACCAGGACGGCACGATCGGCAGCGACGACACGCACAAGGCGACCAAGGCCCGGATGACCTCCAAGGCCTACGGCGCCCAGGCCGTGTGCGCGCTGATCCGCGAACACCACCCGGCTCCGGAGGAGCCCGAAGCGCCCGACGACACCGCCTGGCGCGAGGAGATCGCCGCAAGAGCGGCAGCGGTGCAGGCCGCGAGCGCAGCGCTGGCTGCGTTGGCCTGACCGGGGAGAGATTTCGCCGCTGCGGCGGCGACCAGGGCTTTCCGATCGCCCTGGACCTTCGGGGCGCTGCCCCGCACAAAGGAGGATACCACGATGGACATCACCGAGATGAAGAATCTGTGGAGCAGCCTGGGCGCCCAGGTGCGCGACTGCTCCGCGCAGCTGATGGCCATGGCCGGCGACAAGAGCGCCAGCCGTGAGGACATCGAGAAGAAGAACGGCGAGCTGCAGGATCTGCAGGCCCGCCTGACGGCCGCGAAGGCCGCCTACGACCAGGAGCTGGCCGCCCAGGGCGCGCAGCTCCAGCCCGAGAAAAGGGAGGAAAAGCCCATGAACGCCGAGATCCGCAAGTCCAATGAATACGCCCGCGCTTTCGCTTTTGCGCTGCGCAACGGCCTCAAGCCGAGCAACGCGCGCGGCGTCGAGCAGGTGAAGGTCCTCTTCGACGCGATGACCGAGGGCGGCGGCAGCCCTGCCGGCACGGACGGCGGCTTCCTGGTCCCGATCGACGTCGAGACCCAGATCCGCGAGAAGCGCCGCGCACTGCAGCCGCTGGCTGACCTCTTCGCGCAGGAGACCGTGACGGCCCCGACCGGCTGGCGCGTGATCGACACCGCCCCGACCGCCGGCATGCCCGCCATCGACGAGATGGGCACGATCACCACGCCGGATCAGCCCGCCTTCGTGAAGGTGCCCTTCACGCTGAGCAAGTACGGCCAGATCGTCCCCGTCAGCAACGAGCTGATGAAGGACAACACGGCGGGGCTCTTCGCTTACCTGTCCAACTGGTACGCGAAGAAGCTGGTCAACACCGAGAACAACCTGCTGCTGGGCGTGCTGGATGACCTGACCGGCGCCGCCCTGGGCCAGGATCCGCTGGCCGGCCTGAAGACCGCCCTCAACGTGACGCTCGATCCGGCGATCAGCGCCAGCGCCGTCATCATCACCAACCAGAGCGGCTTCAACGCCCTGGATCAGCTGAAGGATGGTCAGCAGCGCCCGCTGCTGCAGCCCGACCCCGTCAACGCGACGCTCTACCGCGTGCTCGGCCGCGAGGTCCGCGTCCTGAGCGACGCCCAGCTGCCCAACGCCACCGGCACTGCGACCACTGCGCCCATCTACATCGGCGACGGCACCCAGTACGCCTGCCTCTTCACGAAGGAGGGCTTCGAGTTTGTCAGCACCGACGTCGGCGGCAACGCCTTCCGGACTGACAGCACCGAGGTGCGCGGCCTGATCCGCCTGGGCGTCTCCAAGTTCGACACCGACGCGATGGTGCTCCGCACGATCGCGGTCTGATAAGGGGAGGCGGCGCAGATGGCAAGCCTTGACCAGGTCAAAGCCTTCGCGGGCGCCGATCCGGACACGGACGACACCGCCCTGGCCATGTGCCTGAAGGCCGCCGTGGCGTGGTACAGCGCGGCGGGTGTGACCGCCGAGAACACCAGCGACGCGGACGGCTACGACTTCTGGGTGTGCAACCTGGCCGCCTTCTTCTACGACCACCGCGGCGGGGACGCCGAGATCCCCGCGCCGATCGTGCACAGCGTGCATCAGCTGAGGGCGGTGAGCGTATGACAGCAGGCGACCTGAAGCACCTGATCACGCTGCAGCGGCCGGAAGGCTACACGCTCAGCGCGGACGGCCAGCGCAAGCTGCAGTACGTCGTGGCCGCTCACGTCTACGCCAGCATGGCTGACGTGAGCAGCCGCGACTTCTACGCGGCGCAGGCCTACAACGCGGCGGACACCGTGACCTTCGGCATCCGCTGGCGCGATGACATCCAGAGCACCTGGCGCGTGCGGCACAGCGGGATCACCTACGAGATCCTCGAGGTGAATCACCTGGGCTACCGCCGCGACTTCATCCACCTGAAGTGCCGCCGGGTGCAGGGCGAGGTGGTGAGCTGATGGCCAGCCTGGACTTCAACGGGCTCGACGCGCAGATGCAGCGCCTGAGCCGCCTCGGCAAGAACATCGAGCCGGCGGCCAAGAAGGGCATCAAGGCCGGCGCGAAGGTCATCGTGGAGGCGCTGAAGGAAGCCGCGCCGCGGGAGACCGGCGGCCTGGCAGAGAGCGTGAAGGCGAAGGCCCCGAAGGCCGTGCCGACCGGCGGCTGGAGCAGCAAGATCCTCCCGGACGGCACCAGCCCGACGGGCGAGCCCTACGCGAAGATCGGCAACATCCTCGAGTACGGGTGGTCTGACGGGACCCGCCACAAGCCGTGGTTTTACGGCACGGTGGACAAGGTGGCGGATGAGGCGAAGGCCGCCTGCGCCGCAGCTGCGCAGGCCGAGCTGGCGAAGGAGGCGGGCGGCTGATGGACGTGCTGGAGCTTTTCGCGCGGACGCTCGCGCCGCTGCCCTGGCCGGCGACGCAGCCGCCCGGCGACAGCCAGGCGCCGACGTACCTGACCTTCAACGAAACGTCGTGGACGGACGAAGAGGGGGCCAGCAACGCGGCGCGGCGGCGGCACCACCTGGTGCAGCTGCACGCGATCACCACCGGCAGCGACGGCGAGCACCGTGAGGCGCTGCGGCAGGCGATCGCGCTGCTGAAGGCCGTCGGCGTGCGGGTGTATGCCGGGGGACCGGACACCTACGAAACAGACACGCGCAGGCATCACATCGCCTGCACGTGTGAATACTGGGAGAAAATTACCTAAGGAGGACAGCGCATATGGATGGTTACTACACCGGCGTACTCGACCTGTACTGGGCCGAGATGACGACCGAGGACACCGCCACGACCGCGCCGGTCTACGGCGAGCCCGCCGTGCTGGGCAAGACCATCGAGGTGACGATCACGCCCGTGACCAAAGAGGGCAAGGTCTACGCCTCCAATGTGGCCACGCGCAACGAGGACAGGATCGTCGGCTACGACGTGAGCATCAACCCTGACGCGATCGACCCCGAGACCCTGGCCACGATCGTCGGCCGCGCGACCGAGAGCGGCGTGCAGCTGGTCAAGAGCGGCCAGACCGCGCCCTGGGTGGCGCTGGGCTTTGCCGTGACCCGCGACGACGACAGCCAGGAATACTGGTGGCTGTACAAGGGAAAATTCGGCGAGCCCACCAAGACCGCCCAGACCGACGGCGACAGCATGAACTACCAGCATCCGCAGTTGGAGGGTCACTTCGTGCAACGCGCGGACGACGACTCCATCGCGTCCATGGCGGACAGTACCGTGACCGCGTCCGCGACCGCGATCGCCAGCTGGTTCACGGCCGTGGTCGTGTAAGAGGAGGGCAGACAGATGGAAGGATATTTTACGGGCGTACTTGACCTGTACTGGGCGCGGATGACGACCGCAGACACGGCCTCCAGCGCCCCGGCGTACGCCACCCCCGCTGTGCTGGGCAAGACCATCGAGGTGACGATCACGCCCGTGACCAAGGAGGGCAAGGTGTACGCCTCGAACGTCGCCACGCGCAACGAAGAGCGCATCGTCGGCTACGACGTGAGCATCAACCCGGACGCGATCGACCCCGAGACGCTGGCGACCATCGTCGGCCGCACGGTCGGCGCCAACGGCGTCCAGAAGATCAAGAGCGGCCAGACGGCGCCCTGGGTGGCGATCGGCTTTGCGGCGACCCGCGACGACGGCTCCAAGGAATACTGGTGGCTGTATAAGGGCAAGTTTGGCGAGCTGACCAAGACGGCCCAGACCGACAGCGACAGCATGAACTACCAGCATCCGCAGCTGGAGGGCCACTTCGTGCAGCGCGCTGACAACAGCGCGATCGCGGCGATCGCCGACAGCACCGTGACCGATGCCGAGGCGGCGATCGCGGCCTGGTTCAACGCCGTGTACACCGGCGGCAGCGCCCAGGGCGGCAACACCCAGGGCGGCAACTGATCAGCAGATCTGACGGGGACGGGGAGACCCGTCCCCATTTTTAGAGACAAGGAGAGATGACACCATGGCCGATCAAAAAGTATCACTGACAGGCCGGGACGTGAGCGCACCGGAGCAGACGGTGCAGCTGGGCGGCAAGGACTACGCCTGCCGCTTCGACATGCTGGCCTTCTCCTACGCCGAGCAGGCGTATGAGCAGGCCTTCGACGAAAGCCGGAATTTTGCCGAGTTGATCGACATGATGACGCACAGCCGCCTCGGCGCGCTGATGTGCCTTTTCTACGGCGCGATCCGCAGCGCGGGCGCAAAGATGACCTGGGAGGCCTTCGCGGAGGACTTCAAGCTGACCAGCGTGCCGGCGGTGCGCGAGCGGCTGGCCGAGATGATCAGCGACGCGCTGCCCGATCCGGAGGCTGACGCGGCCGGCGGGGCCGCCGACGACCCTCAGTAAGCTCCGGCATGCCCTGGGACTGGCTGCTGTACCGGGCCGTCCAGATGGGCTGCACGGCCGCGGACTTCTGGCGCATGAGCCCGCGGGCTGTGCGCCTGCTGATGCGCTGCCATCAGAAGAGCCTGGAAGCCAGGCTCCCGAAGGCGGCGCGCGGCCGGGGCGGCAGCCGGGGCCAGCCGGAGCAGAAAAAGCAGCGGGTGCGCCTGAGCTATATCCCGAGATGACGGAGGCACGAGATGATCACACCGAGAGAGGCGGGCTTCAGCTTCGGCGGGAAGCACTGCGAGGAGTACGGCTGCCTGTGGATGCCGGACGAGGAGATGCAGATCACGCCGGAGTATGAGCGCAGCGAGTACGAGATGCCCGGCGTGCGCGGGACGCTGCTGGTCGAGGACGGCCAGAGCTACGACGTGCTGCGGGCCGAGCCGATGGAGATCAGCGGCCGCCTGGTCTTCCGCGAGGAGCCGAAGACGCACATGGAGGTCATGCGCCGCCTGAGGGACGTCCGCACCTGGCTGAGCGGCCGCAAGCGCTTGAGCTGGGACGCGGAGCCCGACGTCTTCTACATGGCCCAGATCGACGAGGGCATGGTCTACAGCTACAAGGACTGGTTCGGCGGGGAGCTGGAGATCACCTGGAAGATCCAGCCGGTGGCCTACGGCGCCAGCCCGCTGATCTATGCCGGGCAGGTCAGCTATGCCAATGTCACCACGTACGACGCCTGGCTGCCGGCGGGCACGCCGGAGACCGGCCTGCCGATCATGTGGCGGCTGAAGCTGATGCCCAGCCACATATGGCAGAGCTGCGTGCTGTACAACGCGGACGGCTCCGCGCAGCCGCTGCCCGCCCTGGTGAGCACGACGGCGGGCCTGACGGTCTTCAGCGAGCTGCCCGCGCTCAGCGGCGACGGCAGCAGCCGCCAGGTGCTGCGCCACCCGATCGACCTGATCGATCACGACGGCGTGCCGTGCGTGCACCTGCGGATCACGCCCTACAGCGAAAGCCCGACAGGGACGGTCGACTGGGAGCTCTTCGGACGGAGGCGGTGGTAAGTGTTCACGCTGACCTGGTTCAATTTTTACTACCCGGCGAGCGGGGAGCGCGTGATCAGCCGCAACGAGGGGCTCAACCTCACGCGCGTGACGGCGTGCAGCTACACGCTGAGCGCCGCGGAGATCGGCACGCTGAGCTTCAGCATCGGGCCGGTGCCCGCGGAGTGCGTCTTCGGCGGCGCGCCGGAGGACATCGTGATCCCCGAGGTGCTGACCTGGGTGCGGCTGCAGGATGGCGACCGCGACGTCGGCTTCTTCCGGATCCTCCGGAGGGAGTGGAGCGTCGGCGAGCCGGGCGCGGTGATCACCTTCGAGTGCGAAGACGCGCGGGCCTGCCTGATGGATCAGATGGTCGTCGGCACCCGCACGCTGACCGGCACGGCCTCGGCGCAGTTCAACGCGCTGGTCTGGTGCCACAACAACAACAAGGGCTGGCGCGCGTCGAGCATCGGCGGCCCGGAGACCGGGCACCACAATCCCACGTGGCTGCTGGAGCACGACGCGGCCTTCACCAGCCTGAGCATGACCGACAATGACTTCGCGGACGTGGATCTGCTGAGCGCGCTGGACACGATCCGCGAGCGGGCGGAGCGCGCCCTGGGCAGCACGTACGCCTACATCGGGACGCGCTTCGACGGGGAGACAGGCTGGTATATCGGGCTGAGGCAGGCAAAAAGCGTCAGCAGCACAAAGCCGATCCGCTACGGGCTCAACCTGCTGGGCATGACCGGCAGCGACGACGGCAGCGCGGTGAGCACGTGCATCTACGGCAGCGGAAAAAATGCCGCCGGGGATGACATCAAAATCAGCGACGACGGCCGCTGCTGGATCGCCGCGGACACGCTGAGCCAGTACGGCCTGCGCGTGATGACCTGGAGCGACGACAGCACGACCAGCCAGAGCACGCTGACCCGCAGGGCGCGGCAGGTGATCAACGCCGCGAAAAGCCCGGACAAGGCCTACGAGGCCGAGGTGCTGGACATCGACCTGATCGGCGACGGCAGCGGGCACATCTGGCCCGGGGAGATGACCCGGATCGAATTTCCGGAGCGGCGGAGCGAGGAGCTCTTCGTCGCCAGCATCACGAAGGACGACCTGGTGAGCGAGCCGGACAAGATCACGGTGACGCTGGCGAACCGCAGCGCAAGACGGGCGGACCTGCTGGAGGTCGTGAGCGCAAGGAGCTTCAGCGGCAGCCAGCTGGAGAGCCCGTTCGAGAGCTAAGAAAGAAGGAGGCGCAGCCATGCGCATCGATGTGATAAAGAAGGTCGACGTCGGCAGGCCGATCCAGCCGGACGCGCTGGACGGCGTGCTCTACTACGGCGACGAAAACGCCCACCGGATCATCGCCGAGGTCTGGAAGAACGGCCAGAAGGCCGACCTGACCGGCGCCGGCGTGCAGGGCTACGTGGTGCGCAGCGACGGCACGACCGTGATCCTGACCGACTGCGGCATCACGACCGACGGAGACGGCGACACCTGCCGCGCCTACGGCGTCCTGCTGCCGGACTGCTACGCGGTCGAGGGCCGGGTGGCAATATTCCTGAAAATCACCGACAGCAGCTCCATCACGACGACGCTGGCCCTGTGGGGATCCGTCGCGCCGTGCTATACGGAGAACATGGTGATCGAGACGGAGGTGCTGCCGGACATCAGCGACCTGCTGGCCGAGCTCGACGCGATGCGCGCGGCGACCGCCGCCCTGGCCGTCGACAAGGAGCAGACACTGTGCGCCGCAAGTCTTTTCAACGCGCAGACGCTCAAGATGGACGATGCGATGAGCATCTTCCGCCATCGTTACTATTACCTGAACGGCAGCGGCAAAATCACGGCAAGCAGCGCCACAACCGTCGATGTGCGCACGACCCAGAAGCTGGTCGCTGTGCCGGGTGACACGATCAGCGTCACGCTGAGCGAAGCAAACGTCGACGGCCGCATGGTTTTTGCCGTGTTCGACAGGGACGGCAACCTGAGCCACAGCCTGGCCGCCGGCGGCGTCGACACGATGGTCAGCGACGAATACACCTTTGGGACCGGCGACGCCTACTTCTGGCTGAGCGGCCGCTATGGCAAGCGCGCCAGCTTCGCCGTGACCTATACGCCAGCTGCAAGGGAGTGATACAGCATGATCCAGGGCAGCACCCCCGTCCTGCCGATCCGCCTGAAGAACCGCGACCTGACCGACGCGCAGGCCGTGATCGTCACGCTGCGGAAGGATGGAAGCAACCACAACTTTGACCTGAGCCGCCTGGCGGTCGTCAAGGACGGCGACGACAGCATCATCCTGCTGCACCTGCGGGAGGCCGAGACGCTGGCGATCGCGCCGGGGCGCGTCGGGATCCAGCTGCGCTGGAAGGATGCCGGCGGCGAGAAGCACACCACGAAGCCCAAGCTGCTGACGCAGTGGGAGGCGTACTGCAAGGCGGTGATCGGATGAGCGAGTATATCGATCTGGAAGAAGCGACGGTGGATCCGGTCGAGCTGGAAGTCAGCGAAGTGATGGTCGAGGCCGTGAGCCCGCACGTCAGCACCGAGACGATCACCGGCGGCACACGCGTGACGATCACCGACATCGACGGCAGCTATGACTTCGATGTAATGGACGGCGAGGACGGCGACAAGGGAGATCCCGGCGATGACGGCTACAGCCCGGAAGCGTCTGTCAGCAAATCCGGCGACACGGCAACAATTACCAT